TAACTATTTATCCTTTACCTAACTCAACTGCTGCATCAAATTTTTTAAGTGTTTATTATGTAAGAAGAATTCAAGATGCAGGAGCATATACTAACGCAAGTGATGCACCTTATAGATTTGTACCATGTATGGTTTCAGGACTATCGTATTATTTATCTATGAAGTTTGCACCACAAAGAACACAGGAGATGAAGTTGTTGTACGAGGATGAATTAGCTAGAGCATTATCTGAAGATGGTTCTGCAGCTAGCACATTTATTACTCCGAAGACATACTATCCAAACGTATAATGGCTAGATTTGCAAAAGGTAGTAGAGCATTAGCGATCTCTGATAGATCAGGAGCAGCATTTCCATACAGAGAAATGGTGCAAGAATGGACTGGCGCTTGGGTACATACATCTGAATTTGAACCTAAACAACCTCAATTAAAACCACATCCTGTAGGAGCTGATCCACAAGGATTATTACATGCAAGACCTGCAAGAGTTGAATTTCCTGTACAAGATATTTTACCAGAAAATCCATTTACAACAACAGCAGCATCTAAAGTTTTAAGTGTTTCTTTTCCTGATAATAAATTAAATGAAGGAACAACATATGTAAGATTTCAATCTGTTAAACAATTAGTAGGTGGAGTTGCAATTACAACTTTAGAATTGTCTACAACACTTAATGGAAACATAAGTGATTCTGCTACATCAATTATTTTAACTGATGGGTCTGAATTTCCAACTGCAGGTTATATTGTTATAGAAAAAGTAGATCAAGATGCAACTAGTGCAACTTTTGGAAAATACATAAATGAAACTATTCAATATACAGGTAGAACAACAAATACATTAACAGGATGTACACGTGGAACTTCTGCTCCATACAAAGGTAGAACTTTATCTAACACAACGGCTGGAGCTCATTTATCTGGTGCAAAAGTTTATGGCTCTTATTTAGCAACAGCTGTAGGAACAACTTTTAACACAGGAGCTCAACCTGCTACAAAAACAATATATAATTCATTAACAGTGCCTTTAGTATCTAATGCTACAAGTGCACAAACAGGAGGCGGTTTTCAGTGTACAATTGGACCCGTTAATGATAGAGGTTAATTATGGCTGGATTTACATACGCAACATTAACGACTGCAATTAGAGACTACTCAGAAGTAGACGCCAATGTTTTTACATCTACTATTGTAGATCAATTTATTATGAATTCAGAATACAGAATTGCATATGATATACCTATGGATTCTGACAGAAAACAAGCACAAGCACAATTTGCAACAGATACACAAAGTATAAATGTACCAGCTGAATGTTTATTTGTAAGAGGTGTACAAGTATTTCCATCTACTGCAAATACTAATGAACAAGGTCAGTGGTTAGAGAGACGTGATCAAACTTTTATATCAGAGTATATTGGTAACTTAACAGGACCAAAAGGTTCTACTGCATCAGGAGCAGATGTTACAGGATACCCTAAATATTATTCTATGTTTGGTGGTGCTACAGGAGTGTCTTCTAGCACATCAGGAGGTATGTATTTAGCTCCTACACCAGATGCTAATTATCAATATATAATTCATTATAACAAACTCCCACAAGCTTTAAGTGGTAGTAATACTACTACATATGTTAGTCAATATTTCCCTAATGGGCTTTTATATGCTTGTTTAGCAGAAGCATTTACTTTCTTAAAAGGTCCAACTGATATGTTGACATTATACGAACAGAAGTATAAAACTGAAGTACAAAAGTTTGCAGCAATGCAAATTGGAAGAAGAAGACGAGACGATTACACGGATGGTACATTAAGAATTCCAATCGAGTCAGCGCCTCAGTAATTAGGAGAAAAAATTATGGCAATAACATCGGCAATTTGCACAAGTTTCAAAGTAGAAATATTAAAAGCAGTACATAATTTTACTGCATCATCAGGTAATACATTTAACATAGCACTTTACGATAGTGATGCTAGTTTAGGTGCAAGTACAACTGCGTACACAACTTCAGAAGAAATATCTAACACATCAGGATCAGCTTACAGTGCAAAAGGAAAAGCTCTAACAAGTGTAACACCTGTTGCATCAAGCACAACAGCAGTCTGTGATTTTTCAGATATATCTTGGACATCAGCTTCTTTTACAGCAAGAGGATGTATGATTTTTAATGACTCTGCTTCAGGAGATCCATCAGTTTGTTGTATAGATTTTGGTGGAGATAAAACTGCAACTAACGGAACTTTTACAATTCAGTTTCCAACAGCTGACTCATCAGACGCAATTATCAGAATAGCATAGGAGTAAAACATGGCTGACGTTACAGTATCAGTAACGGGTCAACAAGCCATTGTTAACCCTACAACATGGAACGCATCCAATGTAAATTGGGGTGATGGTTCGTGGAATGTTGGTGGTGCAGTAGATCAAAATATTTTACAAGGTTGGGGTCATCCAGCATGGGGACAAGCTGATTGGGGTGATGCCGATTACTATGATACAGGTTGGGGTAGAGATAACTGGGGATCACAAGTTTGGGGTGGTACTTTTAATGTTATTGTTACACCAACAGGTGTTAGTGCAACTACAAACTTAGGTTCAATAACAAATGTTATTTCAAACGTTGCAGAATTAACAGGTCAATCAGCAACATCCGCTTTAGGTAGTTTAACAATTAACGTTTCAGTATCTCAAACTTTAACAGGTCAAGCAGCAACATCAGCAGTAGGAACTTTAGATCCAGCAGATCAAGTAATGGGTCTAACTGGTTTAGGTGCAACCTCAGCAGTGGGATCAATAACTCCTGTAGATCAAGTAATGGGTCTAACTGGTTTAGAAGCAACTTCTGCAGTAGGCACACCTACAATACCAAACGTTGGAGTTTCATTAACAGGACTTGCTGCAACTTCTGCAGTAGGCACACCTACAATTTTAGCAACAGACATTGTTGAAGTTACAGGATTAGGTGCAACTTCTGCATTAGGTAATATAACGGTTCCAAATGAAGATGTATCTTTAACAGGATTTGCTGCAACATCTGGTTTAGGAACTTTAACTATACCAGTTAGTGTTACAATAATTCCTACAGGTCAAGCCATGACTTCTGGAGTTGGAACTTTAGATCCAGCAGATCAAGTAATGGGATTAACAGGACTTGCTGCAACTTCTGCAGTAGGTTCAATAACTCCTGTAGATCAAGTAATGGGATTAACAGGTCAATCTGCAACTGTTTCATTAGGTGAACTTTCACCTTTATATACTAGAGATTTAAGCTATAATACTAGCGCGTCGTACAGTATAAAAACGAATAATACTTCTGCGTCTTATTCAAATAAGACACATAACACAAGCGCATCATACACGGATAAAACACATGCCGGTTAAAATGATGTTGACTTGCTATAAAAAACACAATATTAATAAGAATAATTAGGAGATTAAACAATGGCTTCAACATATACCTCTCTCGGCATAGAGCTAATGGCAACTGGCGAAAATGCTGGTACTTGGGGAACAAAAACAAATACAAATTTAAATATCATAGAGCAAATCTCTGGTGGTTATAAGGTACAAACTTTAAATGCTGGTGGTGCAGGGGCTAATACAACAACTTTAGATAAAACTGATGGTGGAACGGGTTCTACTGTTGCAACTAGAGTTATTGTTTTAGGTGCAGAATCTCCAGAAACAATTTCAGGAAATAAAGTAGTTACTTTTCCAGTTCTTACAGAAAATTTTTATCTTATTAAAAACAGTACATCAGGTTCATACACAGTACAATTAAAAGCAGCTTCAGGTTCAGGTGCAACAGTTACTTGGGCAACAGGTGACAAAGATTGGAAGCTAGTTTATTTTGATGGTGTAGCAACTAACACAGGTGTTTATGATGTAGGATTTGGTGCAGGAACAACTCCTGGTGGATCAAATACACAAGTACAATTTAATAATTCAGGTTCATTTGGTGGAGACGCAGATTTAGTCTGGACAGCAGGAACAGGTTTAATAATTAATTCTCAGAAAGAACTTAGACTAGCAGATAGTGATGACAGTGCATACATAGGAATGAAGTCGGCGGCTACAGTAAGTGGATCTTACACTATAACATGGCCAGCTGCGGTAGCAGGAGGAAACGGCTA